GGGGGCTTGCTGGTCAATAGGTCACTTGCAAAAGACTAAGCGACTCCACCCTTGTTCAGGGCAGGCGATGTGTTCTCACTTTCAGGCCTGTGGGGGCGTGAAATAGTGAGGCGGATATGTTTTCAATCCACTGTGAGTGTGTTCTCACTCCCGGGTCTATGAAGGCGTGGGATAGTGAGTCAGATCTGGTTTCAATCTATTGTGGTTGCAGTCCATGTCGTCGAACGTGAGTTCTCTGGGCAACCTGAGGGTCTGCTTTTCTCCACCGACAGCCCAGTCGTAGGCTGCTTGCCGGGCCTTGTCGGCTCCGCGTTTGGCTGAGTTGTCAACCGTTTCGCGTAAGGCAACAATGCCTGGGGCAAGTTGGGGAGCAGCTGCTGATAGCGTGACCATAGCTGCGTCAAGTGCTGCGTCGACCCAGTCGCTCAGGGTGTCTCCTGACATGGCATCTGCGCCATAAGCGACCATGTCTTTGAGCATGGGAAATAGGGTGTCATCCCAAAGTCCTCTGACTTAGTCATCGTAGATGGCTTGAAGCAGGTCATCTCTTCGCATATGGTAATTTGAAAAGATTTTCTGAGTTGGCATCTTCTGGATTAGTTCTAAGGGTGACGTGAAGTTCTTCAGTTAAGCATGTTTCTTCTAAACAAAGCCATAGTTGGCTTGTTCAGGCATGCCCTCGAAGTGTTGGGTGAATTCCACTGACAAGTGCATGTCTTGGGAACGGTTGGAAATGCGGGTTAAAACCGTATGGCGCTACTGGAGGGATTCTACAACTATTGCGATGTCGGCGTTGTTGCCCTGTTCGGACAATTTTTCGATTGGGAATAGATTGTCTGTGGTTTGGTTGTAGAGCCAGAGGGGCGAAATTTCATCGCTGTAAAGGGCTTGCTTGGAATCGTGTTTTGCATCAAGATAGTCAAAGCTAGCCATGTCGTGGGGCCGGTATGAGCATTGTGTCACAAATCCGGTGACTCCTCTCAAGCCGCCATGGTTGCCGGCGAGGTAGAGTCTCTTTGTGTCGTTGGTTGGACGGGAAAACAACTGTCTAAAAGTGGAACTTTCGTCGACAGATGCACCATCCCTGTTGTAATGGATGTCAAGTTATCCAGACTCAGTATCTGAGACCGAAGTCTTGAAGAATCTGAGGCCAGAGGCAACGTTCCGCTGTTTCGTGTAGAATTGAGCCGGGGCGTTGTCTGAGATAATCTGAATGTTGGGTAAAATGCTGGAGGTCAGCTGTTGTTTGGTGAGGCCAGTTGGGATCATGTGAAACTGGTAGGTCTCAGCGGCTCCTACTTCAACACCACAGGACTAGGCCTGCGGCTGGGCTGAGAAGAAAGCAGTTGGGAGTTGCATCATAATCAATTGTGTGGAGCATCCGAGTTCGAGGTTCGTAATGATCAGCGTTTCAGTACCAGGAACAGCGTTTGGTTCTGGGAGTTCCAAGGATGTGAAGGTACTGAAAGTGGCGGTGTCTCGAGGTAGAAGGCTGGGTACTCTCACTCCCTAGACGGTTGGGTGGAACGGATCAACAAGTCCCTTCGCGTAATGGGACTCAACATCAGAGTCGAAAGTTTAGAAGAGTCTGGTCAGATTTTTCCGAAGGTCCTTTGGGTATGAAATTAGATCACGTGGATCCACTATGGCCTTTCCTTCGGTGCCTCTGACTTTTCTGCTCATGACTTCGATTTTGTCCTGTTGAGAATGTACTTGTTGGCGGTAAGATTAGAGCTCTTCTTCCAGTTGGCTGATCTCTTGTTAGAGGCCCTGAACTTTGAGCTCGTTCGGTGCTGTGGTGGGAAGTGACATCATCCTACCCTGCTTTCGCAATATGTCATCTCTTTCGGCAGGTTGGATTGTGAAAGTTCTACTTGCGTTAGCGAAGTGATCAGCGAGTTGTGTCTCTCCTTTCTCGGCGTAAAAAGCTGAAGCTTCCTGTAGGAATTGAGGGTAAGCTGAGCCCTGGAATTGTTCTGACAGATCTACTTTGTATTTTCTGTCAGTGTTCGAGTAATCAAAGCCTAATTTGTCGTTGTGGCGGTTGAAGTCTCTGATGATGCGGCGGGCATCGTTTCTGGATCCCGCTGAAAGATTTCGGTAGGTGGCAGAGTCGATTGCTGTGAGGAGACCAAGTCGGGCTGCTGCCGCGAATTGGGTTCTGAGATAGTCAGCCACTGG